AAATGGAAGTTGCGTTATGGGTTAAACAAGGAAAGAATGGAAGTTTCTTCTCAGCAGCATTCTCAGAACCTTATGTTGCACCTGAAACAATGGAAAGAGTTCCTGTATCAAATGATGTTGATGATTTACCGTTCTAATGTACATTGATGAGGGAGGATTGCGAAAGCAATTGGAGATGTTGCTTCGTACCAAAACACGAAATCAAATTGTGCAGGACATCAAATCTAATACAGGAAAGTTTCATCAGTATCAGATCGACAAATTTCTGCAAGGTAAAGATGTTACTTTATGCACTGTTGTAAAGTTAGACAATTACATAAGCAGGGAGATTTACTTAAACAATTTAGAGCCAGTTTAACGACTGGCTTTTTTAATGTTGAAAACTTTTTTATTACCTGTTTAGATTTTCGTCGTATGTTTGATTAGATTTTAATCAATGGACAAATTAAAAACACTTGCTAAGTACCATAAAGATTGGGTGCGTATTGTGAATAGCTTTGGAGAATACTTCCTTGCAGACGATATTGTACAAGAAACATATATCAAAATCATACGTTTAAATCATATTGATAAGATTGTAACTGATTCGGTAAACAAAAACATCATGTGGTTAATTCTGAGAAGCGTTTACGTTGATCATTTGAGAGCAAAAAAGATTGAAAGCGTATCCATTGATGATTGCACGAAGATAAGTTGCAATGAATGTAATGTTGAAAAACACGAATCATTCAATTTGATTGAGCAAAAGATACAAAAAGAGGTAGACAAATGGCATTGGTACGACATCAAAATGTTTAACCTTTACAGAGAATCAGAACTATCAATGCGTGAAATAGCAGAAGAAACAGATATCAGTTTAACATCTATCTTCAACACGTTAAAAAACTGCAAGGAAAGACTTAGAGAAGCAATTGGAGAAGACTTTGAAGATTATTTGAATGAAGATTATGAATTAATAAAATAGATTATGGCAAAAACACGAACACCAAGAAAGAAAGCTGAAGGATTAGGAGATACAATAGAACAAATCACAGAGGCAACAGGAATTAAGAAACTCGTTAAGTTCATTGCAGGAGATGACTGTGGATGTGATGCACGCAAAGCAAAGCTCAATGCGATGTTCCCATATAACAAACCAGAGTGCTTAACGGAAGTTGAATACAACTATCTAAACGAAACTCAGGTATTGTACAAAAACACGATACGACCAAGTGAACAAGATGAGATACTAAAGATATACAACCGTATCTTCAAAGTGAGACAAGAACCAACATCATGTGCAAGTTGCCTAAGGGAGATTATAGTGAAGATGCAAAGAGTAATGGAGGAGTACAAAGAAGAGGAAACTGAATAAATAGCAATGAGATACTATCTAGTAGATTACGGAAAGGAAATGATAGAAGCAGGAAAGAAGCTAACTGACTATCTGAATTCTCAAGGATATCACTATGTAGTTTACCTGACAGATGCTGATGGATTACTCTGTTGTGAGGAGATAGATGAAAACGAATTTTTAGATCACTTTAATTATGCACGTAGAAAAAGTAAAAATTAATCAAGTCAAAACAAATCCCAAGAATCCACGGATTATAAAGGATGATAAGTTTAGAAAACTAGTTAAATCAATTCAAGAATTCCCGCAGATGCTGGAACTTAGACCAATTGTAGTTGATGAAAACAATATTGTTCTGGGTGGGAATATGCGTTTAAAAGCATGTAAACAAGCAGGACTAAATGAAGTTTATATTGTCAAGGCAGAAAACTTAACAGAGGAACAGAAAGACGAATTCATAGTCAAGGATAATGTAGGCTTTGGTGAATGGGATTGGGATATGCTAGCTAATACTTTTGAAGTGGAGCAATTAGAGGATTGGGGATTGGATGTGCCAATTGATGACAAGATTGATGAATTAGAAGATGGAGAGGAAATAGAATTGCCACAAAGCGTTCAATTAGAACCACCGAAAGAATACATCTTAATTATGGCAGAACCTAACTCGGTAGACTGGGAAGAGATCAAAGAAACTCTAAAACTGAAAATGGTGAGAAGAGGAGGATACAAGAAAGGAAGTGCATTTGATGCAATAGCATTGGAAAGAGTAATTGAGTGGAATGATTTTAAAACACGGATCAATGTTAATAGCAGTACCAAGTAAAAGCAGAGCAGGTTTAACTACCACCAATAAGATCCTGCCAAACCTCTGCACGTTTTTTGTACCTGAAAGCGAGTACCATCAGTATCAAGGTTTAGTTAAGAACATCGTTTGTGTACCAAAAGAAATTCAAGGAATCACTCCGACAAGGAATTGGATCTTGCAAAACACGGACGAAAGATATGTTGTATTCCTAGATGATGATGCTAAAAACGTTGGATACACGAAACTCAATGAAAGAAAGAGTGAAAAGATAGAGATCAGAGATGAAGGATTCTGGGCAGAAGAGTTCTTAAAAGCATTTGATCTAACAGAACAATTTAACTTCAAAATCTGGGGAGCAAAAACAGAAGCAGCACCTAGATCAGTTTACCCTTACAAACCTATTCTTTTAAAGACATATGTTACCGCAAGTTGCATGGGTATTATAAACGATGGAGAATATTTATTTGATGAAAACTTCAAAGTAAAAGAAGACTATGAGATATGCCTAAGACACATCAAAGATAAGGGAGGGATTTTAGGAATCAGGTATCTTCATTGGGAGAATGAGCATTGGACAACGCCTGGTGGATGCAAAGACTATCGAACAATTGACATGGAACGCAAAGCAATCAAAGATCTGATTAAATTGTATCCAAGCATGATTGCATCTGCTAAAAGAAAAGCAAATGAATTCACAATAAAGTTGAATCTATAAACAGAGAAATTACAGAGAATAATGGCAGACAAATTAGATAACCTAAATCCATTTAAAAAGGGTGAAAGTGGAAATCCTGCAGGAAGACCAAAAGGATCAAAGAATAGAAGCACGATAGCAAGACAATGGCTTGAAGTGAATCAGAACCTAAAGAACCCATTGACAGGTGAAAATGAATTGATGTCACAGGAAGATCTAATGACATTGGCATTGATCAAGAAAGCACGTGAAGGAGATGTGGCAGCTTACAAAGCATTAATGGATTCAGGTTATGGCGCACCACTTCAACAAGTAGAACAAACAATATTAGAACAACCATTATTCCCTGATGTTCACAAGGACAACGAGCATAAATAAGATACTCGCTTTAAAAAAACGAATCAAGATAATTCAAGGAGGTACATCGGCAGGTAAAACATTCGGTATACTTCCTATCTTGATTGATAAAGCAATTCGAACGGATCAGCTAGAGATATCGGTGGTATCTGAATCAATCCCACATTTAAGAAGGGGTGCATTGAAAGACTTCCTCAAGATCATGAAGTGGACAAACCGATACATAGATTCTCAATTCAACAAATCGCTTCTTAGATATGAATTCAGAAATGGAAGTGTGATAGAATTCTTTTCAGCAGATGATTCATCTAAACTCAGAGGAGCAAGGCGTGATGTTCTATATATCAATGAGTGCAACAATGTAACCTTTGAATCTTACAATGAGTTAGCTATACGTACCAAGAAAGAAGTATTCTTAGACTTCAACCCAGCAAATGAGTTCTGGGTTCACAAGGAACTAAAAGACGAACCTGATTCAGACTTTATTATTTTAACCTACAAAGACAACGAAGCACTTGATGAATCAATTGTAACTCAGATTGAAAAGAATCGAGACAAAGCATCTACCTCATCATATTGGGCGAATTGGTGGAGAGTATATGGACTAGGAGAGGTTGGAAGTTTGGAAGGAGTGATCTTTGATAATTGGAAATCTATTGATAAGATACCTAATGAAGCTAAGTTGATTGGAATAGGATTAGACTTTGGATACACGAATGATCCAACATCCATCATTGAGATTTACAATTACAATGGACAGAGAATAATCAATGAGGTAGTTTACCGAACAGGAATGGTGAACTCTGATATCGCAAATATGCTTCCAAATAGTGTGCCTATTTATGCAGATTCTTCAGAACCAAAATCAATTGAAGAGATTAGGAGATTCGGGAAGATGATCAAAGGAGTAACAAAGGGAGTGGATTCAATTAGATTTGGAATTGATATCATGCAGAGACAAGAATACTTAGTGACAAAAGATAGCCAGAATTTGATTAAAGAATTGAGATCATATTGTTGGGATGTAGCAAAAGACGGAACGAGAAGAAATGTACCCATTGATCATTTCAACCATGCTATAGATGCACTTAGATATCATGAGATGGAAACACTTGGTTTAAAAAAGAACTATGGACAATACAACATCCGATGATCTACCTATGCTTAAGGCAGTGGTGGAAGATTACATCTATGTAATGACAGGCAAAAAAATAAAGATTATCTTTGATGATCCCATGAAAATGCGTTTACATTTCAAGATGTTATGTGCCGCTTATGATATGATTCGTATACAACAAAATAATAAATAAATCGTTTAAATTATATGAAGTTAGAAATTAACGTACCTTCAAGTCTAAGTGAAATCCCACTTAAAAACTATCAGGACTTCCTAAAAGTTCAAAAGGATTCTAATGATGAAGAATTTGTTGCTCAAAAGATGGTGGAAATATTCTGTGGCATTACACTAAAGGATGTTGTTAAAATGAAACTAACATCTTTGAATGAGTTGATACTTCATTTCACAAAGTTATTCTCTGAGAAGCCAGCATTTAAAAATAGATTCACGATTAAAGCTAACGAAACTGAAATTGAGTTTGGATTCATTCCCGAACTTGAGGCAATTACATTTGGAGAATACGTTGACTTAGAATCGCACCTCACTAATTGGGAGGACTATCACAAAGCAATGGCAGTAATGTATAGACCTATTTCCAAATCAAGAAAGGATAAGTACGATATTGTACCATACGAACCGAATGTTGACTTTCAGGAGTTGATGAAGTTCGCACCTTTGGATGTGGTAATCTCAAGCAGTGTTTTTTTTTGGAGTTTAGGAAGCGAGTTATTGCAGGCTACCCTGAATTATTTGGAGAAGGAGATGAGGATGAACAAGGAATTGCAAATGACTTTTCAGAAACAACTCAATTTGCCAAGCGATGGGGATGGTATCAATCAATATATGGACTTGCTCAGGGAGACGTTACCAGATTTGACGAAGTTACCGAACTCAGACTTACTAAATGTCTCACCTATCTCGTTTTCGAAAAGCAAAAAAACGAAATCGAACTCAGACAATTTAACCGTAATTTAAAACGATGAAAGGATTCTACGATATATTGATGACACTAAAAGGGCATTTTGACAATGATCCTTTGGTAAATACTGTTACTCAGGGAGATATCTTTCAGGTAGATCTAAACAAGCAGACAATCTTTCCATTAGTTCACTTAATGGTAAACAGTTCTACCTTGCAGGAAAGCACAATGCATTTCAATATCTCCATCATAGCGATGGATATTGTTGATATCTCTAAGGATGAAGTGACTGATTTATTTGAAGAAAACAATAATGAGTTGGATGTACTGAATACTCAGCATATGGTATTGAATAGATTGTACGAAATGCTGAAGCACGGTAATCTCTGGGATAACAAATATGAAGTAGATGGAGATCCTAACCTAGAGCCATTCACAGAAAGATTTGAGAACTACCTTGCTGGGTGGACAATGACATTTGATTTAATGATACCCAATGAGATGTCAATATGTGATGCAAATGATTTCATTCCATTCTGCTCACCTGCATATGTTACAAACACGGATGATAGTTACTTCAGTGAAATCGCAAGTGGTTCTACTTTAGTATTACCTAATACAACTTTTAATGTAGAGATAGATGGCACACAGGTAGCATCTGAAACCTACCCAACTTTAAGCAATCAAACAATTAATTTAGTATGGCAATAAATATTAACATCCCTTCACAATTCAGGGAGTACAACAATCTCGCTGCTTTTCCTGCAACAGGAAGTGCAAAGGTTCTGTATGTAGCAAAGAACAACAACAAACTTTACCGATGGGATACATCAGCATATGTTGAAGTATCTCCACAATTAGCTTCATCTTGGGGAAGCATCACAGGTAACTTAGCAAGTCAAGTTGATCTGCAAGGTGCATTAGATAACAAGGTAAACACGGAATCAGGTAAAGGACTTTCCACTAATGACTACACCACAACAGAAAAGAATAAGTTAGCAGGTATTGCAGCAGGTGCGGAAGTAAACGTGAATGCTGATTGGAATGCTACAAGTGGTGATGCTCAGATTCTAAACAAACCTACTATTCCAAGTATTGCAGGATTAGCAACTACTTCATATGTTGATTCACAGGATGCAACAAAGCAGGATGTATTAGTTTCAGGAACTAACATTAAAACCATCAACGGAACAACTGTGTTAGGTAGTGGGGATATTACTATCAGCGGAGGAAGCGGAGTAACAGATGTAACTGCAACATCACCGATTTCTTCTACAGGTGGAACTACCCCTGATATCTCAATCACTCAAGCAAGTGCAGCGGATGATGGATATCTAAGCACAGGTGATTGGAATATGTTTAACAACAAACAAGATGCGTTGTCGAGTGGTGTTAATATTCAAACAATTAATTATACCACTCTTTTAACAAGTGGAAATATGAATTTAGTTGCTGGCTTAAGCGGAAATAGTCCAATTAATACTTCTATTTTAACAGGTGGTATTGGTAGCATTTCAATAGACCAGGCGAATTCAACAACCAATGGATATTTAAGTTCAAGTAATTGGAATACATTTAACGGAAAACAAGCAGCTTTAGTAAGTGGCACGAACATTAAAACAATTAACGGAAATTCTGTTTTAGGTTCTGGTGATTTGGCTATCAGCGGAGGCGGTGGCGGCGGTATTCACGTTATCGCAAAGCCATATACTGGAATGGGTGTATGTTTATGGGTAACACAAGGAAACGTAACGACCACTACGGCAAGTTCTCAGCAATTAGTTTTTTATCCATTTATTCCAGCTAATAACGTAACGATAAATCAAATAGTAATCGAGGTTAGTACTGCGGTAGCTGGTTCAACTGGTAGTTTAACAATTTATTCAGACGTTAACGGAAGACCTAACACACGTACTTTTCAATCTGCGAGTATTGCTACCAGTACAACTGGTTATAAAACAATTACAACAACGCAAACTTTTACAGCTGGTACTACTTACTGGATTGGTTTTTGTGTAAGTACTTCAGGCGTCGCTTTCCGTGCAACACCAGCAGCCAACACCTACGCTATTTCGCACAGTAATGGTACTGGTTCAATGGCAGTTCAAAACCAGTTTGTGTATTTAGTAACAACATCCCCAGGCTCAGAACCCACAACTATATCGACGGCAAATTTAAGCTGGTCGTTCAATCCTATTGTTAACATTAATATGCGTGTAGCTTAATATTATGCCAGAAATAAGAAATGAAATTTACAACGAAGAAGGATTAGTAAGCGTTGAATACATCGAAGTAGACGAACCAACTACAGAAGAACTTATTGAACAAAAGGAAGCAGAACTTCTTGCTATGTACAATGAACTGAAAGCACTTAAAGGAGAATGACCAAATCAGAACTTCAAATAGAATTAGAAAAGTTTCGCGACTATGTAATCGAGCAGGCAAAGAACAACCTGTCTCGACTTGGAAAAGAAGGAGGTAAACTTTATGATTCAATTGAAGGAAGGGTTAAGGCAAACGAAAACTCTTTCGAGATGGAGTTCTCAATGGAGGAATATGGTATCTATCAGGACAAAGGGGTATCTGGTAAAAAGAAAAGATACAATACTCCGTTTAAATATACTAACTCACCACCACCACCAAAAGCATTTGACAAGTGGGCAGTTAAAAAAGGATTAGCTCCGAGAAAGAAAGGAAAGTTTGCATCAAGAAAATCTCTTCAGTTTGCTTTATCACGGCACATCTTTAATCAAGGTATTTACCCAAGTATGTTCTTTACAAAACCATTTGAGAAAGCGTTTAAACAACTGCCTGAAGATTTGATTGAAGCATTTGGATTAGATGCAGTAAAATTATTTAATGAATCAATTTACTTAACAGAAAAATAAATGGCAATATTTGCACGCTCACCATATATCGTAACCATCAATGAGACTGCTCAGATTGAAACGAAAATAGAGATCTTCCTGTGGAATGGAAATACTACTCCAATGCCCTCTTCACCTGCTTACACATTAAGCAAGAAGATACCTTCATCTAATGCACCTGCAACTTACTATGACATTTCTCCATACATTAGGGAGTACATTAACCATAGTCAATTGCAATCGGTTACATCTGGGAATCCTGTAACACCTGCTACTCAATGGTGTTGGGTAGGTTTAAAGATTTACAAGAAAGTAAGCACAATCTTTATTCAAGTTGGTTTAACTCAAACACGCAGGGCATTTGATGGATTTAGTTATTATACTGAAGGATACAATGCTGATATTGGATACGTTCACGCATCGCCTGTTGATAGTTACTATTATTTAGATGGAACAGGAAACACAGGACATATTACAATTGAAGGTGCATTTGGTCATTCAATTACATACACAAACCTAAACACAGGTGCAACTCAATTCTCTACTTTGAACACGTCAAATGTTAACGATTGGGCGAAAGTATATCCAACATATTTGAATGATGGAAACTTAGTAGAGATATCAGATGGAAGTGGAGTGATTTGGAGTGCAACATTTAAACCGAAAGAGGAATGTAAATACACGCCTGTCCGTTGTGATTTTGTGAATCGATTTGGCGGATGGCAAACTGAGTGGTTCTTCAAAGCATCTAGTTCAGCCATATCAATGAATAATACGGAGTATAATCTGATGCAATCCACATACCCCAATTATTCAGTGCAAGAAGGACAAAGAAAAATGTTCAACACGAACCTTAAACAACAAATCAAGGTAAACACTGACTGGGTAGATGAAACCTTCTCAGAAACGATAAAACAACTAATGGCAAGCGAAAGAATCCTATTAGATAAATCCCCAGTCAAGTTAAACACGAAATCAACTGAACTATTCAAGAGCATCAACAACCACATGATAAACTACCAATTAGAATTTGAATATGCTTACGACATCATTAACTCGGTTAACTAATGAATAGGAAAGTACAAGTATATATCGAAGGACAAAGAATAGAACTGTTCAATGATGAGCAGATTCAGGTGAACTCTACTCAGCAAAACATTGCGGATATCTCCAAAACTTACACGGACTTTTCTCAGAGTTTTACCGTACCTGCTTCGGAGCTTAATAACCAAATATTTCAGCACTTTTATCAGACAGATGTAAATGCAACTATTGATCATAACATCAGACGAAATGCGTTCATTGAAATTGATCTAACGTTTTTCAGACGTGGAAAGATTCAGATTGAAGGAAGTAAGTTAAAGGATGGAAAAGCGGAAAATTACACCTTAACATTTTATGGCGAAGGTAGAACCTTGCTTGATTACTTTGGTGAGGATTTACTTTCTGATTTGGATTACACTCCATACAATCACGAATACACAGGAACGGAAGTTAAGAATCGCATTGAAGATAACGCTAACACATATGATGTTAAATATCCTTTGATTAGTTCAAAGCGTGTATGGACTTATTCAGGTCAAGCACCTACAAGTATCTCACCTGCTTACTATACTATTCCAACAAACTCAGTTCACGACCTTAATCACACGAGTGGTCATATGCATTATGAAGAGTTATTTCCTGCATTAAGAGTGCAAAGAATATTTGATGCGATTCAAACAAAATACGGAATTACATTTTCAGGGAACTTCCTAAGCAATGAAAGATTTAGTAAACTATTCTTGTGGTACAAAAACAAGAATGAATTTAATTTTTATTCAGAACCACAATTAGTTGACTTCACAAGCCTTTCAACTTCAGGAAATGATGCAAGTGATGCGTTCGATTTAACAAACGACACTTTGCACATTCAAGATATCATAGGTTTATACAATGGACAACATACTATTACTATTGACGTAAACTCAATAACATCACCAACAGGATCAATCTTAGATATCTATCAAAACGGGAACTTGTATCAAAGTATAGGATTCAGCACATCAGGAACTTTACCAAGTATAGTTATACCAAATGTAACAGGATTAGACTCAACGTATCAGTTCAAATTAAAAACACATACAGCAGTT